AACACATGGCAGCGAATGCACGCGCACTACATATGAATACAGTGTTGATGGCAACACGAATTATGTTGGAATTACTTCTGTGGAAGTCAACGGAAGGCGCGTTCGAGCTTATGCAACACCCGTGGTGGTGGTGCCCAATGCCAGTATACAGAGTTCTACTGATGAAGATTCAGATCGCATTGCTATGGCTGATGTAGTGGCTGAAATCGTTCGACAGCAGCGAGGTGCTGAGCCCACAAAGCTTGCGCGCTGTGTTCATTGGACTATCGAGAAGTATCTTGCGTTGTATATGCGTTCCAGGCTGGTGCGATCTACGACGCATTATGTCATGGAATGGTCTTTGTGTAGGCGATTCGTTTTGTGGGGTTTTCAGCGTTACACTGCCAACAACAATGCGTACTTCAAGTGGTTAGGTGACATTCTGCAATCGTGCTATATGTCTCGCCGCTGGAGGTACGTATTGTATGGTCTTGGGGCTGTATCTGCTGCACTCGTCACTTATGGAGTGTATAGTAGCATGTCTAAAGAAACTGAGGAAGTACAGGGTTTGAGAGCATCTGTACCTGATTCCGTTTTTCCAGTTACTGAGAAACCGAATGTGTGGAAGAGGGATGATTACGAAACATCGTCCTTTGACAAAACACCGATTAACGACTCCTTCGCCAGTTTACCGCATGATCAGGTCATGAGGGTGGTGGAGAGAAACGTTGCCAGAATTAGGGCATCTGACGGTATTAAAGTTCGTGAAGGTAACGTGTTTAGCCCCTGTGGGCATTTGTGGGTTACAAATAACCACACATTGTCCACAACAGGCGATTTGGAGGTTACACTGTCGGTTACGCCGCATGTGCAGGGGGCATCGCCCAATGTCACAATGAAACTCCGACAAGAGGATATTCTTCGAATACCTGAACGCGATCTTGCTTTCTTTGAGGTGTTTAGCTGGGAAACAAGACGTGACCTCAGGGGGCTCATCAGAAAGCCAACGTTGAGAGGAGCATACACTGCAACTTATGTCACCCGTGATAAAGGTATATCCACTAAATTGACTCAAGTGAAGTGTGCATCACTCGTAAAGATGCATGTTCCGGAATTGAAGGCCGAACTTGAGATGTGGAGTGGAAGTGCAAGTCTTGCCACTACAGTGGGTGATTGTGGCTCACCGCTTGTGGCACATCAACCACTCGCAGTGATTCTCGGGATTCATACCCTCGGAAATCCGAGCGGTACAGTGTGGGCGGTCACACTTGACACTGAGGTTGTTGCCCATGCAATTGCCCATTTTGCCACACCTATCATACAGTGTGGTACCCCTGTCATAGATGCTCCATCTCGAGAAAAGAAGTTAGGGCCACTACGCCAAAAGTCGCCTTTAAGATGGTTGGAGAAGGGTACTATTGTGGTATATGGTAGTTACCTTGGACAAGGTCCTACTTCTCGTTCGAAGGTTAGGCCCACCTTATTAGGTACCGAGATACTGAAGGAGCGAGGGTGGTCTTCGCGGTATGCTGCCCCCAATTTACGGGATTGGAGACCGTGGCGTTTTGCTCTGGTCGATTCGACGCAGAAACAGTTTGGGGCCCTCAGTCCTAGAATAATGAGAGAAATCGCACGAGCGTTTGCCGACGACTTGCTTTCGGGACTTGACACTGATGATCTAAAGATATTGGAGCCCTTGTCCCATCAGGCGACGATTAATGGTATCCCGGGAGTGCGATTCATTGACAAGATGAATTTCAAGACTTCTATGGGAGAGCCCTATAATAAGTCTAAGAAGTTCTATCTTGTGGGTACAGAGGGTGACATGAATTTCACACAGGAAGTTTTAGATCGCATCAACCACATTGAGCAGTGTTACGCAGCAGGGCAGCGTGCATGCCCAGTTTTCGGAGGACAATTGAAGGACGAGGTTCGTGACGAACTTAAAGTTCTTCTTGGAAAGATCCGAGTTTTCTTGGTAGCTCCGGCCGATTGGAGTTTTGTAGTACGGAAGTACTTGCTTCCATTTGTGAAACTCATGCAGGAGAATCCATTCCTGTTTGAGGCATCCCCGGGGTGTACTGTGCAGTCGCTGGAATGGCAACAATATTACATTCACTTGACTCAGTTTGGGTGTGATCGTATGGTGTGCGGAGATTACGGCAAGTTCGATAAGAGGGCGGAAGCTTTAATTATCTTGCTCGCCTTCTGGGTAATCCGCCGGTTGTATTCAGCAGCGGGATGGAGTGAGGAGGAACTCAGGGTCATTGATTGTATCGCCGAGGACACGGCTTATGGTTATACCAATTTCGATGGGGATCTTGTCATGTTTTTAGGTTCGAATCCCTCCGGGCATCCATTAACGGTCATCATCAATTGCATCATCAACGCTTTATATATGAGATTTGCATTTGTGGATCTCAACCCTGAAGGGGGGAATGTATATGAAGTCGCACGAAAGTTTAAAGATGCTGTCAAGCTGTTGACATATGGCGACGATAATGTGATGAACGTTGCGCCTGGTGCTGATTGGTTTAACCATACGGCAATTCAGGAGTCTATGGCCAAGATCGGAGTGGAATACACTATGGCTGACAAGGAAAGCCATTCAAGGCCGTTCATTCACATCAGCGAGGTTTCTTACCTTAAGCGCAAATGGCGCTGGGATGAGGACCTAGGAGCCGTTGTTGCTCCGCTGGAGGAAGAATCGATACGCAAGATGCTTACGATTTGCGTGCCCTCGGGAACGGAATCACCAGAGTTGCATATGGCGAGTGTGATGGTATCGGCGATCAATGAGTGGTTCTGGTATGGAAAAGAAGTATTCACTCGAGAGAGGGAATGGCTTCTTGAATTGGCGTCTAAGCATAACCTAACACTCGAACTCAAACACAAGGGCTTCCCGACCTATGAGGAGTTGTGCAAAAGGTTTTGGTTTGCGTCAAAAGGCATAAACGCAGAGTTGGGGTGTGAGTCAGAGCACCCGCGCAATATTTTGCCGAATTAGTCTACCGCTATGAGCGATCTGTGTATGTATTCTTATGCATTTCTTTACATATAAGCGTGCGTTTGTAGTCGTAAACCCGCCCTTCAGGGGGCTCGCCTATTTAGGAGTGAGGGTTCAGGGTGCCCTAGAAATAAGCAAACATTCAGCGGAATGGGTTTTCCGCTGTCTGGTACATATTAACCCGCTAACCAACAGACAAACACAAAACAAAACACGCACTCGAGTGAAACGCTCGAGAACTACCTGGCCACGTGTCCGCAGTGCGGTTTGACTATGAATGTGGTTGAGCCTGCTTCGTGCATGTGTGCCCAACAGACAAGTTGTTGCCAGCTACAATCTGAAGAGGTCATGCTGGCACCTACTGTCGATTCCATGGCTACCATGGCGGAACAAACAACCGCCTTTATGGATGCCAATCCTGGTCGTTCTATCGGTGAAAATCTCTCGCCGCTCGACTACGAACTTGCTGATGCTCAAACGTCCGCAGATCTCGGTGACTTCCTCTCGCGACCTGTGAGACTGTATTCAGAAACTTGGACTCAGGCGCAAGCCGTTGGAACATGGATTGATAATAGAGCTGTGTGGTTCGATTATCTTAATCAGCCAGCAATTAAGAATAAGCTGCAGAACTATGCTTTTTTTTCGCGGAAATCTGAAGTTGAAGATTGTGACAAATGCGTCGCCCTTCCTGTATGGTTCTTTGCGAGCAGTGTATCAACCACTGCCGAACTTTAACAGGCTTGGAGCCACTTCAACTTTCCCAAGCAGATTTATTCCTACTTCCCAGCTTCCAGGTGTTTGGATTACGCCAGCTCATAGCGAAGGTGCCGAAATGACGTGTCCATTCATTTGGCCGCGTTCTTTTGCCCGCGCTACTTCTTCTGCCGATGCATTCGATTTGGGCTATCTTGACCTCGTTATATACAATCAACTGAGGAGTGCTAATGGTACTACCAGTTCTGTCACTGTACAGGTCTATGCATGGATGGAAGACGTCGTCCTTGCCGGCCCAACTCTTGGTGCTGCCCTCCAATCCGACGAGTACGGAGTTGGAGTAGTTTCTGCTCCAGCATCTGCTGTTGCGGCATTTTCACAGAAACTCACCGACATTCCAGTGATCGGCAGGTTTGCGAAGGCCACTGAGATAGGTGCTTCTGCGGTGAGTAAAATCGCCACTCTCTTCGGGTTCACCGATGTCCCTGTGATATCGGATGTTCAACCCATGCGAAATTCTCCGTTCCCACAATTGGCCACCGCTTCTATTGGGTACGTCCATGAAAAGCTTGCTTTGGACCCTAAGAATGAATTGTCGATTGATCCGCAGATTGTCACCACGTCTTCTGACGATGAGTTAGCGATCTCGCACTTTGCTGGGCGTGAATCTTATCTCACTGGTGTCGATTGGACCACAGCTCAATTGCCAGACACTCCGCTGTTCACAAGTCGAGTCACTCCCGAACTCGGATTCGTTAGTGGGACAACCTATGATTTTACACCAATGTCTTTGTTGTCTACCTTGTTCCGCAATTGGCGCGGAGATATCATCTTCCGCTTCAAATTTATTGCGTCACCCTTTCATAAGGGACGAGTCCGCATCAGTTACGATCCCACATCATCCACTGTCCAAACAACGGGGGACACAGGTCCATATGTGTTTAATAAGATTATCGACCTAGGTGCTGAGACTGACGTTGAGTTCCGGGTTCCATATCAACAGGCTTTGCCGTGGTGTTACAATAGCGCTATATTGCCTAACAATGCCTACTCGACCTCATCCACACCGAATATCACGCTCACCGATACTTTCCACAATGGTATGATTTCGCTCAAGGTGCTCACATCGTTAACTGCACCGGTGAACACATCGTCTGTCGGAGTCCAGGTTTTCGTTCGCGCTGCTGATAATATCGAGTTCGCTAACCCTGTGACAGGAGAGTTTGATTATACTCCCTTTTCGCTTCAATCAGATGTGTACTATGATGATGGTATCACGACGAGCACTGATATGGGCACGTCCAGCAGCAAGCCCACTAAGCGAGAGCTGATTAACTTCGGTGAGACCATCCGATCACTCCGTACGCTGATGCGACGCAAAAATTACCTCGATACCGTTCAAATTCCGAGTCACACCGCTAATACGAACGGCTATTTCGAGATAGTTCAGACGCGTTTTCCAGCATTTTACGGGTACGATCCCAAGGGTTGGAACACTGCAAGGGGTGTAGTGGTACCAGCAAGCAACTTCAACTTCAACTTCTGTAAGATGTCGGCGTGGCACTTGATTTCGCCTTGCTTTCTTACTCAGAGGGGTTCGATGCACTGGACGTACCACCCAGCACGTGGAACGCAGCCGATTACTTCGCGTATTTCGCGCTACAACTACACGTTCACTGGTTATGATCGGAAGTTCGTTGCGGGACCAAACACCAACACCAACATCATCATGGCTAACTATTGGAGGAACGGGACGGCTACAGGTGCCGGGGCTTCATTGACCCATACTAACACGACCAATGGTCATAGTATTGCTGCACCTAGCTATTCGCCTTTCAAATTTCAGTCGACTGATCCGATGTTGACGACCGACCCTGCACCTGTGGGGTCGGGAAAATACGACGGAACCGTGTTCGACTCATTGATAGTTGAATTTCCTTTCGACTCGACCTCGAATACCATCAGCGGATTTGCAGTTGATCGTTATTTCGGTATCGGAACAGATTACACACTGAATTTTTTCATGTGCTGTCCTACCTTGTACTATCTGCCTCCGTCGACGGTGATTCCTGTCTAGTTACAAGGAGTCCGTGATAAAATATGTTCACGCACTGCAGACCCAGTGTATGATCAGAATAAGAGTCTGATCCTTATTTCCGAATGCCCTTGTGGTAACTAGGAAAGGATTGAAGCGCGTTTTAGCGCATGTATATTTCAAGCGATGTATGTCGCGCGCAATCAGAAGCGTATATTCTGACGCAGAGAATCCTGCCTAAACAACCAAGTACCATTCCTACGTGCAGGATGGGGCGGCACAAAAATGTCGCCGGCCTTTCGGTCAATTGAAGTCTTAGATAAGCTTAAAGTTGGCCCTCGGGCCACCCCTTAGCATTCGACGATTTTAATAGAACGATCTGGCCTTCTTAGAAGCACA